CCTTGGCCTGCTGGAGGGTCGGCAGCTTCATGCGGTTCTGGACATCGCCCAGGGAGGCCAGCTGCTCGATGTCGATCAGCTCGCGGGCGGCGTGGGTCTGGGGCGGGAGGATCAGGCTCATTTCAGTTCTCCATTTCTACAAGTTGTTCAACGTGAAGAAAGTATAGTGCCCTTCACCCGAAGAAGTAAAGCCCCAGAACAAACTTTTTTCGACCCGCGAGGAGGGAGGGCCGGAGCCCTCCCGCTTCGTCTCACTTGCCTTCGGCTTCCCGGGCCTTCGTCTCCGCGGCGGCGATGATGATGCCCAGCGGGGTCAGCTCGCCGTTCAGGTAGTAGAAGGCGCGGAGGAAGGTGGTGCCGTGCTGGTTGGTGACGTAGTGGACGTTGGCATGGACCGGGAGCCCGCCGAAGATGTCGTGGAGGCGGAGGGCGTTGTTGTACTGCTCCTTGCGCAGCTCCATCAGGTCGCGGACCGACTTGGTCACGGCTTCGATCTTGGCGGTGTCGTTGGCGCGTTCGACCTTCACCACCGGCGCGGCCTTCACAGCGGCGCGGAACTCCACCAGGGCTTCGATCTGGGCGACGGTCGCGGCGGTCTGCGGGAACACGCGGAGGGCGAGGGCGGAGTGCTTGGCCTTCCAGTTGTGCGGGTAGTCGGCCAGGTTCCAGTACACGTCATCATGATCCGCGGTGCGGGCGTCGTGCTCGATGTTCAGGACCAGGCCGGTGATGTCGCGCTTCAGCAGCTCGAAGGCGCTGTTGAGGTCGCGGAGGGCTTCTTGTTGAGCGGCCTTGGAGGTGAAACCGGCCTCGAAGCGGGCGGTGGCGCGGTCGGTGTAGAAGGCGGCGGTGCGGGTCATGATGTTCTCCATTTCTGAGGTTGCCGTTCTTGTTGAACGTGAAGAAAGTATAGTGGGGGCTCCCGAAGAAGTAAAGCCCCCTCATACAACTTTCTTCGATTCACGGCAACTTGTGGCGGTCCCGACAGGGCGCACAGACTCCTCCCACCAGCCTCCCGCTCCATTCGCCACACAGGTCACAGTCGCCCGGCTCCCCGGGCGGTATCTTCGCCGCGGCCTCCGCGATCCGGGCCACTTCGCGGTCCGTGTCGTGGAGGATGCGGTCATTGCTCAAGTCGATTTCGTCAGCCAATCTTGGGTTCTCCTTCAGGGTTGCCCCGGAGGACGTTCAGGGCGCTCATGAGGCAGATGATCTGGCGGCGGCAGTCCTCCAGGCTGGTGTGAACGGCTTGCGTCCCCTCCGGCTTCGACCAGCCCCGCTCCTTCGCCAGGTCATACACGGTGCGGGTGTCCCGCGGCATGGAATATCCCCACGGGATCGGGATGCCCGCCCGGCGATAGTAACCCTCAAGAATGGCGACGTCAAAGGACGGCCCCTGGGCCCAGACCCGCTTCAGGTCCGGGTACTTGCCCAACCAGCGGGCGAGGTCCATCAGCGCGGAGCGCATCGCCTTCGGCGGGCGCTTGGGCTGGAGCCCGCCCTGGTCCCGCCAGAACTGGACCGTGGAGGCATCGACCTCGCCGCCCAGCAGCAGGGCGCTGTGAAGGTCCACGTCCACCTCGAACAGGTCCGGCTTCACCAATCCGGTTCGGCTGTTGAACGGGATCGCCCCGACCTGGATGACCCCGGCGTTGGGGCCGGTCGCCATTGTCTCCAGGTCGATCATCACGCTGTCCATCGTGTTGTCATCGCTCATATCACTTCTCCTTCTTCAGTTTGATCTCATTGAATCGTACAAATTCTTGCCACACGGGGCATTCCTGGACCGACTCGCCGCCCTGTACCACTTCGCAGTAGGGCACGGCCTCCGTCCGGTTGAGGCAGTTACAGTGGCGGCAGTCGCCCGACCCATAGTGCGACTCCCACTGCTCCACGGCGATGAAGTAGCCCGAGCAGCGACCGCCTCCGAAGCGGTGCGGGAACCGATAGGCCCCGCAGGTGCAGACGTACTCCCCGCGGCGGGGCTTTCTCCGTGACGTCATCCATCCTCCTTGCTACGCCCCGCCGGTGGCGCGAACAATCGCGGAGGACACGCCCTGGAAGGCTTCCCAGACAAAGTAGGCGACCCCGCCCCCGACCGTCAGGGCGAGGACGCACGACATCAGAACCTTGGCCATCATCGTTCTCCTTCAGAACTCGCGCATGATCCAGACGCGGACGCCCGGCTTGTCGCGCAACTTGTACTTGAGGTTGCTCGCCTCCTGACGGGCGCGGTTGTAGCCCGCGACCTTCTTGGAGTTGAGCTTGCCGCCCGGTTCGAGCCAGCAGACCTCCCACTCAACCGACTCCTTCAATGTCCGCCCCTCCTGAATCGGTCCACCTGCTCCTTGCCCAGGAGGGCTTCGAGCCCGTCCCATGAGGCGGGGGCGTTCGGATCGCCCGGGACGATCCCGGCGTCACGCTCGCGCTGCTCAACCATCGCCTCCACGAAGGCCTGACGGAACAGCGCGAAGGCGAGGAGCCCGAGCCCTCCCTGAACAACGGCGAGGTTGATGGGCGGAAGGCCCGCGGGCCGCTCCGCCTTGGGCAGGTACGTCCCGTTGGGCCGCTTGCCTTGCTCCATCCGCTCCTGGATCAGGCGGCGGATGCGTTCGTGGTCGGACTCTTGGCTCATCGGTCAGCCCTCCTTCACGCAGAAGTCCATGACGATCAGGTTGAAGCGGCCCGGGTCCTTCTCCTCCCGGATCGCCTTCCAGTGCCCGTCCTCGATCAGGCGCAGCTCCAGGCGGTAGTCCTCCGGCTCGCCCAGGAAGGCGAGCTGGTGCTGTTCGCCGGTCCACAGCGCCCGCTCCGGGTACATGACCTGGGCGGGGGAGTCCTTCACGATACAACCGGCGAGCCCGCGCCCGCGGAGGTCGCTGAGGAAGTCCTCAACCCAGGATTCGACTTGGTGGAATGGGATCATGGTCAGTCCTCGAAGGCCCCGCGGGCGGTTTGGCGTTGAATCTCAGCGAAGTGGCGAAGGAGGCGAGCCCGGCGGAACTCCACCTGACGGGCGACCGGGGTGCCGCTCAGGACTTCATCCGCGGTGTGTCGCCCATACACGCTGTCCAGGTAGTTGCGGACCTCCTCCGGCTTCGCGGTCGGGATCGCGGCGGCGATGTCGCGGAAGGCGACGGCCCAGGCGGCGTCCGCCCCCTCCGCGCCCTTCTTCAGGGCCACCGTCCCGTAGAAGCCGTGGAACGGGTTGTTGGTCGGGATCGTGTGGCTCACAGCTGACCTCCGTGGAGTTCTCCGAGGCGCTGATTCAGCCACGCGACCTCCTTGGGCAGCAGCTTCTCCTGATGGTCCACGAGGTAGCGGAGGCGGCGCAGCTGCTCCTGGTTCTCGTTGGACAGCTTCGCCACGTTGCTTTCGAGGCGCTTCAGCTTCGCGGGTACGTCCTTGGCGAGTTCCGCCATCAGCCGGCACTCCTCCCCGAAGGCGCGGATGGCGTCCCGGGACGCGGCCACGGGGTCGATGTTGTCCCCGTAGTTGTTGCCCAGGTACTCCGCGCAAGCGGCTCCCGCCGTCCCGATCAGCTGGAGGAGGTGCTGCTGGCTCGCGCATTGTCCCGGGTCGATGTCCGTGGAGGACTTCAGGCCGGGGCGCTTCTGGCTGTACACGAGGACCGTCACTTGGTACTTGCGCGGGTCCTCCGGGTTGCGCCCGAGGCGGGCCTGGACGCCCTGGATGGTAGTGGTCATGCCGGTTCTCCTTCGCACAGGGGGTTGGCTTTCCAGAAGGCGCGCAACTCGCGGCCCAGGTAGATGTTCACGCCGTCCTGGCCCTCGAAGAAGCCCCCGGCCTGGAAGGTCGGCACCACGGCGTCCTGCGCCCCGGCGGCGATCCCGTCCGCGGACTGAGCCCAGTTCAGGGCTTGATCGGCGGAGTCGAAGCCCTGCGGCGTGAAGAAGCTGCCGGAGTCGCTGATGATGTAGAACTTGTCCAACTCCATTTCCAGACCGCTTCCGGGGTCCAGGAAGGTTTCCACGTGCTGCATCTTCCCGGTCGGGCTCCGGCCCCAGGCGCGGTTGCGGTTCACTCCCATCTTGAAGTCCACCACGGTCTGGAGGTCCACGTTCAGCTTCTCCGCGACCTGGGCGAGCATGATGAACACGTCCGCGCACTCCTTCTGGAGTTCCTGGACCAGCTCCTGGTCCATGTCCGCGACCGGGACGGCGGCGACGGTGGCGAGTCCGGCGACCAGCTCCGCCACTTCCACGTTCATCCGCGCGGCGACTTCCGCGGGGTGCTTCGGGCCGAAGGTGTCGTCAGCCCAGCGGGTGATTGATTCTTGGGTTTCCATATTCAGTTGGTTCTCCGAGGTTCACAAACAATAGTCTTGCCCAGGGGCCGCGACGGATCGTGGCGGCACTCCAGGCGCTCAAACCGGGACGGGTCCGGCTTTCTTGCCTCCGCCGGTACGGTGACGCGGACCGGCGGGGCGAGACGGGGCGAGAAGCTGCCGACCTGCGCCCGGCGGACCGTCTCCTGGGCAGAGTACAGGGGGCGATCCTCCGCTTGCGCCTGCGTGGCGAGCGGCAGCAGGACGGCCAGGGCGAGGGTCATCAGTCTCATGATCGGGCTCCTTCGGTTCGGGGTCAGTGAAGAAAGTATAGTCACAGACCCCGAAGAAGTAAAGTGGTCAGTGCTTCGAGGCCGTCATGGACTGGAGGAGGTCGCCCAAGGAGGGGCGGGCGTCCTCCGCCTCGCGCTTGCTCAGGAAGGCGCAGCCGTGGTCATCCAAATAGCTCGCGTCCAGCTCCCACTCCCCCAGCTCCTCCATCGGGAGGTCCGCGGCGTTCATGAGCACCGGCCAGGCCCGGCTCATCTCATCTGCTCCTGGGCGTCCCGCCCGAGTTCGTTCAGCCGCTCCTGGAACTCGCGTTCCAGCTCCGCCTTCCGGGCGTGGGCCTGTTGGTGAATGCCGTGGACGGCCCGGGCGGCGGTCAGGGCGTCTCCGGTGAGACGGATGGTGGTCTTGCGGCTCATAGCGGTTCTCCGGTGATCTGTTCGCCCAGGGACACGATGGTGTCCATCAGGAAGTTCTGCATGGTGCGGGTTTCATCGTACAGCTGGTGGCGGAGGTGGATGAACTCCTCAATCAGCGTCCCGGCCAGCATCTTGGTCCCCATCATCAAGGTTCGCTTGCTGATGTAGATTTTGCCCTCATGCGCCCGGCCCAGGACCTCCTCGCCCAGGAACTCGCTGACAATGATCGGGTACTCCTGGACGGCGAAGCCCAGCCGCTCGCAGAAGCCCGCGGCCTTCTCCAGCCGGGTCCGCTCCAGCTCGCTCAGGCGCATCGGGGTCGCCTCCTCGTGAAGCTGGTCCATGATCCAGACCTGCGAAGCCTTCAGCGCGGAGCGGGACAGCGAGGAGTCGAAGCTGCGGGCGAGTTCGGAGACGGTCGCCAGGAAGGGCTTGGACGGCTCCACGCCCTCGAACTCCAGCGCGTGCTCGAAGGTCGCCTTGGGCGCGGTGACGGCCTTCTTGATCAGGGGAGCCTGTTGCGACTCGCAGAGCCCGCGGCGGACGGCGGCGCTGATGTCCCAGGACCACTTGATGGTCCGATCCTCCGTCAGGTCCACCTTCTTCTGAATGTTGTAGGTGAATTGAGACGGGTTGTCCAGCCGGTAGGCTCGCACGCCCCGGTAGTACACGAAGTGGGACGGCCCGGGGTGGATGTGGACGGCCTCGTGGCGCTCCAGAGGCTCGCTGGACAGGATGATGTCGGAGCGGGAGGCCCAGACATCCAGGAACTTCTCGCCCCGGACCACAATCACGGTTTCGTCCGCGGCGACTTCCGGGACCTCGCTGGCCTCGAACACCTCGCCCCGTTCGTCCATCGTGTTGCAGTACAGCTCGCGGAAGGCTTGCCACACTTCCCAGGTCTTGCCGACCTCCGTGGTGAAGCCCAGACGGCGGTTGTTCATCGTGACCACGTTGAAGTCATCGACCCGGACGCGATCCCGCTTGATGCCGAACTCCAGCTTGCGCTTCCCGGCGTGGATGGTGATGTCGCAGCCCTCGCGGAGGAGGATGGCGATGGCGTACTTGAGGCCGGTCCCGAAGAAGCCGATGGCCCCGGGGTTCTCCTTCGAGCTGACCCCGAAGGTGGTGATGGACTTGGGGTCAATGACGCCCTTGTTGCGGAAGATGATCACGTTGTGACTCCTTTTCTTGGTACAGTTGCTTCAGGGTATCGGCCACGGCTTGTCGCCGTCTCCGTTCGATTTCCCGGAGGGCTTGCTGCCTCCCGAGAAGGTGGTTGCGTGCCTGGAGGTAGTCCATGCCGGTTTCCTCCATGACGCGCTGAATCTGGGCTTCACCAACCACGCGACCTCACTCAACCCACACGTGGTGGTAGCGGTCCGGGAGGTTGGAGCAGTCGCCGGGGGAGCCGTCGATGAACTCCACCCTCACGCACTCCTGGGTCATGTAGGACTGATACACGGTCGGCAGGCCGGTCGCGTCCCAGAAGGCCCAGAGCACTCCGCCCAAGAGGAGGGCGATGAAGCCCAAGGCGGCGATCAGCGGCCCGAGGTCACGGAGTCTCGTCAGCGTCCCAAGCGTGGCCGCGAAGGCGATTGACTTCAAACTCGAATCGCAGCGGGCTTGACGCAGCAAGGTGTCGGGCGATTTCCGCGGGTCGCGCCCCGCGGGGTAACGGCTTGCCGAACATGCGGCGGTAGGTTTCTTGGAGTTCATGGTTGGTCAGCTCCTTCCCAATTGTGAACAGGTCTGTCAGTATCAGTGGCGGGTTCATTTGCGCCTCGTGTGAAGAAGTATAGTGTCCATTTCTGAAGAAGTAAAGTGGATCAGGTTAATTCCAGCGCACGGCGGATTTCCCGCCGGACTTGAAGGCGGGCGTTGAGGGCCGCGCGGTGGTCGGAGGAAGTCCGCGAGCACGTCACCATCAGGGGCTTCCCCCTCACGGTGAAGCGGACCTTGTAGTGTCTCCGGCCCTGCTCCACCGTGTAGGCGATCCCCGCCCCCTCCAGCTCCCGCTTCGTTGCTTCCAGCGTGTCGCTCATCGCGGCGTCCTCAGAACGGGGGTTTGTCTGACTTCGGGCCGTCCTTCAGAGGCTCCTGGGTCGGTTCGACCTTGGGCCACTCGAACGGGCCGCCAAAGTTCTTGTCCCAATGCGCCCGGACCTGCTCCAGCGGCGGGAGGTAGTACATGTACACGCGCTTCTTGATCATCACCTCGAAGCCGTGTTCATTGGTCCATGGAATCTCCGCCATTTCCTGCTTCGACTGCGGCCAGCCGTCCGGGAAGGCCCGGGCGAGCCACTTGCCGAAGCCGGTGCGGCTCATGCGGAAGTTCCGGCCCTGGTCGCGGAGGTCGTTCACGTAGTCGTCATACAGGCTGTCCTTCACCACCTTGTTCCGCCAGTCCTGGTCGGTCTTGAGCAACCGACCTTCCCACAGCTTCTCATACATCCACTGGGTTTCCGGCGACATGCTCATGATCTTCTGGTCCTGCAGCGCCCGGGTCTGGGGGACCTGGCGGACCTCGAAGGCGCTCAGGTCATAGGTCAGGAGGAAGTGGAGCAGGTGCTCAAGCCCTCCGTTGTCCAGATCGTCCTTGATGCGCTTGAAATAGGCGTGGTCCTGCTTGTGGCCCTCGCCCACCTCCATCACGAAGAACCGGCGTTCATCCAGACCCGCGGGCACCACCCAATCTTCGTTCGAGGCGAGGACCAGGTGGACATAGTTCGGGGCCGCTTCCGCGTCCACGCCCTTGCCCTCGATCACCAGGTGTTCTTCGGTCACGAGGGTCTTGAGCACGCTTTCGTGCTTCTTGTCCCCGGCGAAGAAAGCCTCATCACCGAACAGCAGGACGGTATCGCGGAGGTGGGCGTTGAAGGAGCCCACCAGGTGCTTCGAGTCGCTGACTTGGAGGTAGTGACGCCCGAACATCGCGCCCAGGACCTTGGCGAAGAAGGACTTGCCGGTGCCGCGGCGACCGCGGAGGACCACGGCCACTTCGCCCGGGCCGTCCGGGTGCTGGACCATCCGCGCCATCCACCCGACCAGGTAGTGATAGTGCTCCGGGTTCCCTGAGCAGACGTTGTCGCGGATGTGGTTCAGGAAGGGCATGTGCTTCTCGCCCGGGAGGGAGTCGCACGCGAACCCGCGCCAGAGGTTGTAGGCTTCTTCGACCTCCTGCCCGGGGGCAAACACGATGGTCTCATATTGGCGGCGCTGGGGGTGATCAATCCAGAAGGCTCCCGCGGCCTTCTCGATGGGCTTGCCCTCCTCCGAGTGCCCAACCACTACCTTGATGTGGCGGTAGCGGTTGCGGAAGTCCTCGAAGGACTGCTTGCTGATTTTGGTCCGCTTCATCGCCGGGTCCCAGACCTCGCTGATGATGCGGCACTTCCCGCCGATGTCTGCGATGACGGCGTGCTTCTCGTTGAGCTTGCGCAGCCAAGGGTCCACCGCCTCCTCGTGGGCGCGTTCGATCTGCCGCAGGGCGTAGCCTTCCCAGTTCGGCTTGTCTCTGACGCTCGCGGCGATTTCGTTGGAGCCGGTGATCACCGCGAAGATCATTTCATCAGGGACCTCCGCCCGCACAAGGTCGCAGCAGACCTTGAACAGGGCTTCCGACCGGGAGGGGTACTTGGTCGGGTCCAGCGGGTCCTGCCCAGTAGCAATCAGCGCCAGCACGTGGTCGCTGATAGCCTTCCCGTGCTCATGGGCCCACTCCCGCAACTCCTCCGTTCCGATGTCCGGGACGTTGCCCGTGATCTTCACCTTCGGACGGCCCCCGGCCAGGCCCTGCTCCGCCATCTGAACTCGAACCGCGGGGGTGAATTGTTCGATGGGATAGCTGGCCTCATTCCACTCCACGAGACGGGCGAGGGTCGGCTGGCGACCCTTCTTGACCTTCTTCGCGGTGGGCATGTTGATCGTGCCCGGGAGGCGCATGATGCGGTCCACGTTGTGGCAGTGGTCCGCCTGAAACACCTTCTCCAGCTGGATGTTGTAGGCTTCCAGCTCCTGAGCCTTCGCCACCGATCCGGCGATGTCCAGCTTGTCGGACGGGTTCAGACGCCAAAAGCCCTGATAGCCCCCGCCCGAGTCGATGATGACCGTGGGCTTGGGCGTGTAGGACTGGAGCAGCTTCAGAGCCCGCGCCCGCTCCTCCTCGAAGTCCTCCCCGGCTCGCGGGTCGATGTCCACGTGAAGCCACGCGAGGCGGGCCATGTCCTCCTTCGAGGCTTTCACGTCCATCGCCCGGCGGACCGGGTTCACGTGGAAGTACAGGTTGCGCTTGCCCTGGTGCCCTTCGATCCACTCCGCGGCTTTCTGCCAGCGGTCGGGCATGAATGTGACCGTCTCCGTTTTCCCGTCCGGGATGATGGCCGTCAGGACCCACGGCCCCTCCGGGCACCACTTCTTCAGGAAGTCGATTGCGTCCTTGGTCTTGTGTTTCGGCAGTTCCGCCATTGTTAATTCCCCCACCGCTTGCGATTCATCTCACCTGCCCGTTCCTTCATACCCGCGGCGATCTTCGCCCGGGCCTCCGGTGAACAGACAGTCCTTTCCCGGTAGCCGTCCTGCGCCATGCGTTGACGGCCCAATTCAGCTTGTCGCTGCTTCCGCTTCGGGTCGCCCTCCCAAGCCTTGCGCTGGGCCTGGGACAGTATCTGGCGGACCTCTGGCGAAACCGAGTCAGGGACCTTCCCGCCCGCGGTGAGGTTGAAGCCTTGCGGATACATACTGGCGTGTTGCCCAATCCAGAAGATTTCCCGGGCGTTCAGGTTCTCCGGCTCCGCGACTTCGAGCAGCTGGAACTCCAGGGCCTCCGGTCCTTCGGTCGCAACGATTTCGCGCAGATAGCGGTTTGTGTCGCCCTTGCGGTGACGTTCCCAGCGTTCTTCCACGTTCCGGGCTTGCCCCACGTACTTCCGCCCGGAGGGTTTATGGTTGATCAAGTAGATGCCGCAGGTCATGTCAAAACCCCCAGTATTCGCGCAGGCGCTCCACGGGGGCGTTCCCACTTTCCATTTGAATCAGCCAGAGGCGAGTGCAGCCCAGAGCGGCGGCGATTTCGCGCTGGGTCTTACCCGAGCGGCGGCGGAACAGCAAGCAGACCTCGTGGGGCTTCAGTTGTCCGAGGTGCTGGCGCGGTTGATCGTCCAGGCGGCGGTCCGCTTCCCATTCACGGTAGCGGTCCGGGTGCACCCCGTATTCCTTCGCGGCCTCAATTTGGTTGAGGCCCTTGCGGCGGCGGTGTAGCAGTAGGCTTTCGCCTTTGGTTGGTGTCACTGTAGCAGACATGTACAAATCTCCTTGGTTCTTGGAAGGCGTGTCCAACGTGCGACACAGACCTCATACAGGCGTTCTCGCGGAACCCGGCCCAGCATAGCAGCGGCCACCGCTCCATCGAATAGCAACCACTCCGTCTCCCCGACCTTCAGCAGGAGGAAGGCCCGGCCCCCGGCCTTGCGGCGACGGGTCAGCCAGGTCCTCTGCTGGCGGGTGAAGTGGTCCACTCGAAGCGGTCCGCCCCTGGGCGGCCAGCGTTCAGCGAACTTCAATTCAATCCAGCCCTGGTTGTAGTTCACATCCGGGGTCCCGGGCACAATGGGGTTCTCCACGCGCACCGGGTCCAGCGACCGGATGACGGGGCGGAGGGAATCCCACATTGCGGCTTCAGACATCAACCCACCTCACTTCGATGTTGTAACGGCGGGCGACTTCCAAAGCCTCGTCAATGCGTTGATTCCACTCAGCAACCCACCCCGGATCGCGGCCCGCGTAGTCGATGCCCGGGAAGGCGACCCGCTTCACGCCCGCCTTCCCCGCGGCTTCCATACAGTTCGGGCAGCAGGGAAAAGAAGTATAGAGCGTGAAGCCATCCGCAGGCGAGCCTAAAAAGTTGAGCGCATTGACCTCAGCGTGAACAACGTGCCGGTACTTGTACCCGCGGTCAGCGTACAGCTCCGGCGAATCATCGTGCCCGGGCGGGAAGCCGTTGAACCCGGTCGAAGCCACGCTGTTGTTGGGCCGAACCAGGACGGCTCCGACCTTCGTGGAGGGGTCCTTGCTCCAGCCCGCGACGTGCTGGGCCAGCCCGACATAGCGGCGGTCCCAGCGGTCCTGGCGCTCGTTCATATCAGCCCCTTCTCGTTGGCGATCCATTCGGTGACGGTCAGCGTGACGGTCCGACCGTTCTTGGCCACGTTCTTGATCTGGGATTTCGGCATCCAGACCTCCGACTCACCGCCGTGGTCGATGAGCAGGGCCTTGTCCGTCTCGCGCTTGACGGTACATTCGATGTCCACGGTGTTGTCGTTGCTTTGACGCATGGGGTTCTCCTTCGGTTCGCCCCGGACTTCCTCCGGGGTCAAGCGGGTGCACTTTGCGCAGCGTGCGTCCGCGAACAAGTATGTGACCTGCGCGTCACACTGATAGCAGAATTTCATGATGGTGGGTTCCCGTCCCAGCCCATGGAGTGGCCCCAGCTTTGCCCAATCTCCACGTCCACCTTTGACGGGAGTTCGAGCGGCGTGCACGTCCTCATGATGTGGGCGGCTTCCGCGGCCTCCTTCATGTCGTGTACGCTGAAGGCGATCTCATCGTGGACCTGGATGATGATGTCCAATCCGGCTTCCGCGCAGGCCACCATCGCCATCTTGGTCTGGTCCGCGGAGGAGCCCTGAATCAGCCGGTTCAGTCCCTTGTGGGTCCAGTCATAGTTCCCGTCCTTGTCCTTCGGGAAGCGGCAACGGCGACCGCTCAGGGTCGTGATGTAGCCCACGGCCTTCGCCCGGGCTTCGCAAGCCTTCGCCAGCTTCTTGATGAAGGGCACCTTGTGGTCGAAGGTGTCCAGGAGGGCCTGACCCTCCGGCCCCGCGGCCTCGAACCTCCGCGCCCCTTCCGCGACCAGGCGCTGACCCTCCGGGCTGTTCACGTCGAACAGCTGGAAGCGGGGGCCGCGCACGGCCATCATAGTCGGGAGCCCGAGCTTGCGGCACATCTTCGCCCCGCCCATCCCGTAGGACAGGCCCAGGTAGATTTCCTTGGCGTCCTTGCGCTTGATCCCCGCCATGTCCGCCATCATCTGGTGGTTGTCGGTGTTCGGGTCGTTGCGGTACTTGTCCCGGGCTTCGATTGCGGACAGCCAGGCTTGGTGCCCAATCAGGTCCTTCGCCAAGCAGGCGTAGTGGACCGCCATGCGCGGCTCCTGCTGGCTGTAGTCGTTGGACGCCCAGTGTTGGCCTTCCTCCGGGAGGTAGATGGCCCGCCACATCATGGCGAACTCATCCCGAGCCGGTTGCTGCTGGAGGTTCGGGTGTTCGCTGGACAGTCGCCCGTAGGCAGCGCCCGCGGTCCCGTCGCTTTCGTCATCCTTCTGGCGGCGGAGCTGGTTGAACGTCCCGTGGAGGCGACCGTTCACCATGTGGTCCCGGACGGAGCTGGCGAAGGTCGTGCGCAGCTTGTTCACCTTCCGGGCGCGTTCGAGGAGGTCCGCCACGGGGTGGTCGATTGAGCCCAGCAGCTCCTTGTCGATGTTGGGCTTGCCCTGGGAGGTCTTGTTCAGCTTGATGCCGATGTGTTCGAGGGCGGGGGCGATCACCTCCGGCTTCCAGACATCGCCCACGGCGATCCGGTGGCCGGTGATCGACCGGACTTGGGCCAGGGCCTCCGTCTCCTTCTCCAGCGCCCAACGCTCAATCATGTCCAGGCGGTCGCAGTCGATTCGGACGCCCCGGCGGCGAAGGCCCGTGAGGATCGGGAGCAGCTTGGACTCCAGGTTGTACACGCCCCAGAGGTCCTGCTCATCAATCTCCCGCTCCTGGCGGCGGAGGATGTTCAGAGGCAGGCGCGTGTCCTCCTCCGCGTACTTCCCGACAAACTTGGCCGGGAGCATCCACATGTCCTTCTTCGGGTCAATCCCATAATCGACCGCGGCGGCACGCAGCAGGGCTTCGTCCTTGCCGTGGAAGCCCCACCGCTCCGCGATAGCTTGCATGCTGTAGCTGTCGTGGAGTTCGCAGATCAGCGGGTCAGCGATCTGGATGTCACGGAAGTAGCGGACCCGCTCGAACTCGATGCCGTCCCCGGCGAGGAAGTCCAGGTCATACGGGAGGTTGGCCCCCACGAGGTCGCCGGTGAACACCTTTGCCTGGGCGCGGAGGTAGGCCAGCACGCCCTCCAACGGGAGGTTGCCCCCGCCTTCGTGCCTGATGGGCAAGTACCCGCCCGGGCCGTCCTCGATTGCGAAGCTGATGCCGGTGATGTAGCTGTTCGGGCGACGGCCCGCCCCCGGCCCGAGTTTGCGCAGGTCCGGGTCCCGCGTCTCGCAGTCGATGGCGACCCGCTTGGCCCCCTCCCACGAGGGGAGGGTGTTGAGGTCCGGGGCCACCCAGTCGCTGGAGACGGTCGTGAACAGGGGTGGTTGGAGGTATGACATCAGGCTCCGACCTCCGCAATCATCTTGCGCAGGAGGTTCAGGGCCGCGGTCAGCTCCGGGTCGGACTCCCAGAAGGTGAGGATGCGGACCACTTCGGCTTCGTCCTCCGTCAGCCCGTTCGCGGCGGCGAAGGCGTCCGGGGTAATGACCACGGCGGCGGAGCGGGGCAGCAGGACCCCGTTGCGGTACAGGTCCTGGACCTTCTCCACGTAGTGGATCGCCTTCTCAAGGTCCTGGCGCGGGTCCTCGTGCTTCTTGCGGTTGCGGGTCGCGTACTTGGTCGCGCAGCCTTCGGTGTAGCGGAGGCCGTTCAGCTCCACGTAGTCCCAGTGTTGGACGGGCGAGCGGTAGTGCTCACCGCCCACTTGCTTTTCGTTCACGCTCATCTTGTAACTCCTTCATCAGTTCCCGGAGCCGGAGTGTTTGCTGGCGGTACAAGTACCCAAAACACCCGTGCTCCCCGTTCATCATATCTGTATGGACCTTGCGGAGGTGCGCAGCGAGTTCTTCCACCGTGTCGAAGGCGTAGAACTTCAGCTGCGGGTCCTCCGCCCAATCACGTCGCAGCTTCTCCAAGTCCATCGCGCACCACCTCCTCGAAGAAGTCCGAGAGACGGCGATGCGGCTGTTGCTTCGCTGCCACGTAGAAGGCGCGGACGGGTTCGGGCAGGCTACCCTCCAGGCCCCGCTTCTCCGTCACCGCCTCGCATGCCCTCCGCATGGCCGTGACCGCTTCGTTGCCCAGGGCTTCTTCCTCCCGGCACCACAGCCACAGTTCGAGGGTGTCCACGGCCTTCAACCAGTCCTCCTCGTCAGGGAGAAGGCCCGGGAGCAGGCCCAGGGTCGCCAGCACGCGGCGTTCCGCCTCCTCATACACCTTCCCGAGTTCGGAGTGGGTCCACTTCGCCGGGGCCGGGATGTCGCCCAACCAACGCTCCGCGCAGTCGTGCCACTGGACCGCCTTGATCAGGTTCAGCGACGGGTGCGGGTGAAGCAGCAGCAGGAGGCTCACGGCCCCGTAGCTGTGCTGGGCGATGTTGTACTGACCGTGG